AAGGTTTCAAAGTTCGGATCAATTGCATACCAATGCACTGCAGAGTATGTGGTGTACCCAAAGTCACACGATCTAAATTTACGCCAGTCATGCGGTATTTCAAATGGCTCGACAACATGATGCCTATTGGTAAACTCTGGGAATGCGGCACCTTCTGCAACCATCCAGTCACCTTCTAATAACTGCCGACGTTGTTGTTCTGGCAGAGACAATAGGTTGGCTTCGTACGTCCCGTCCTGAAAAAGGAACGGGTTATCTTTCAACGTTGCAGGAATAAACCGACGGTAGAATAGAGGCTCTCCAGCTTTAGCATGATTCTCTGGATATCGTAATTCTTGATCGGAATCGAGGTCACGGGCACAGAACTTTGAGTTGGCTGGTGCTGGGTCAATAAACATCTTCTTCACCCAACCGTGGCCCGGTCCACCGGGGTTTGTTGTTGCTCGCATACACAGAGCCAAATTTGGATCTGTCGTACGCAAACGAGAACGCATATAGTTCCAAGAGAAAGGTGTTGGGTGCTGTGTCAATTCATCGAAACCAATCCAGCTAAATGCTTGACCCTGATAACGTAATACATCTTCATCTCTGTCGAGATACGTCATCCAAAGTCTCGCTCCAGATGGGAATGTCCACTGCGACTTACGTTCTGACCATTTCGCCCCTTTGTAGATGGCTGGATACATCTCTTGGGTCTTCCAGATCAGTTCACGGAGTTCGTCGTTGGTCCTACGAAGAAGAATCCCATTAAAATTCTTATTTCCGAAGTAGCGGACAGGGTCTGCAATCAATGCGTAGGACTTACCACCACCTGCGGCACCACCATATAGTACTTCTCGCTCTGTCGAGGCCAAAAAGTCCGTTTGAGGGCCGGGGTTAGGCTGGAAGATAACATCTTTAGCTTCTTGAGCCTGCTCTTCTGCCTGAATGACTTCAGCCTCTGTCTTTGAGGCCATTTCACCGTTCTCTTTGAGGTATTTTGTTGGATCAACGAGGGCATCTTCAGGTAATTCGCCTTTTTTGACCTTATCTTCAGCTTGTAGTGCCGCATATTGGTCAGAAAGCTTCTTAATCTGTCGTTTTAACTGACTTTTCTCACGTAATTTAGCTTGAGTCTTCTTATCTTTGTATTCTGGGGATTGTGCATTGTTCTCTCCATGAATACCGTGGGCATTTTTACGGTACTCCCCCCATTCTGGGTAGATTTCACAGACTTTTAAGAAAATTCGACGTGCTAATTCGTGGGATATCTTATATCCTACGTTTGATGACACATACCCTGCCGCCTGTCGATAGGACACGCCCTCTTTCATTGCATTAATAGCTTCCATTAAATAGGGCAACAGGTCTTGGCGTAAGTCAAAACACAGGTTTGGGCTTTTCGTTGCAGGGTCTACATCGTAGAGTGCGGCAAAAGGAATACGCCCCCTCCCATTATTCTCAATACGATCTGGGAAGAGCGTGTCTTTAATCTTCTGTCGTTGTTCGTCGGTAAGAGCCATGTCTTACTCGCTGTCGTCTTCACCCTTCTTAGGAGGGAGAATGAATAATCCGCCAGTGTCAGAAGAGACTTCAACCTTCTCTTTCTTTACAACACCGACACGGTCTAGGATCTGAGTTGCCGCAGTCACTGCATTCTTAGCACCTAGTGCAGTTGGGTCATCAAGAACACCTGTCAAACCTAACGCCGCCTTTACAGAGTTTGTTGCTAACACAGTATTCGCCAATGCAATCAACTCATCTTGCAATGGAACAACCACTTCCTTTGTGTGGGTTGTCGAGGAATACCCAGCTAAGTTCATTGCTGTACGGATATTGCCTTTAGCTTCATTCGCCATAGCATCGAGAAAGTTTAATTGCTTCTCTGTGTATTCTTTGTCTGGTTTTAAGTAACTCACTTCAGGTCCTTACCATTTCTTACATGACCAATATCTGGCCGTGAACTTATCTGTTGCTGTATCGCAGTTGTGTCTTGCACGGAATGACTTTCGACGTGCTGGACTGTCTTTCTTAATTTCCATATTCGGATCACCGAATCGCACTAGTTTGATGTTACTGTCCTTCTTTGCAAGAACCGCAAATTTCTTAGGACCGTCAGGTGTTCGCTTCGGCTTGTTGTACCCTGCAAAGGTTTCACCTCGATACTTAATACGTCCTGAAGGTAGGCGTTCGACATCTTTTGTAGTAGCCATAGTTTATCTGTACCCTGCTGTCTTCTTTGCAATCTTCTTGGGTTGTTTAGCAACTTGCTTACCCGCCTTAGTCGCTTTCCGCTTGGCTTTGGTAGTAGCGGCATACTCGCTGGCCGAAAGAGCCTTGATAGCTTTCTCCGGTAGGTAACGCTCCCCGGTAGCTTTCGGTCCTTGTGTAGATGGCTTGCCACTTTTGGTACGCCACTTCTGCTTGGTCCAGTTTTTCAAGGACTTCTGAGGCTTCTTCATTAGTTTTTATAGCCTCCACCCTTTGCTTTGTATTTCTTTGCGAGCATCTGAGCCTTTCTTGCTGACCACTGTCCGGGCTTTCCACCTTTTCCACCGGCTTTGATCTGGTTGAATAGGTTCTTACGCATTGAGGGCTTTGTGTAGTTACCTGCGGCATTAACGGTACTCCCACCTTTAGCCATGTTTACTGCGTTCATTGGATGACTTTTTTTCATAACAAGTTACCCCTGTTGCGGTAAGAAGACTTCTTCAACGGTTACGATACCGCCAATGTCTGGATCATTACCTCCAGCAGTATTGTCTGCTGTTAAGACAATCGTATCGTTTTCTTCTAAGACAAGAAACGAACCGGACAACTGAATAAAGTCTCCACCGGATAAATTCTTTCCTCCGATAACAGTAATGGGGTCACCGTTATCGTAGTCATTCCAAACAACATCAACATCAGATGCGTTAGATGTTCCATTAGACAAGAATATAAGCGACATGTACGAAACACAGTTTGCTGGACAGGTGTACAAAATTTGGCCTGACCCATCTACTGTTGCGTGTTTGCCGTAACTCTTGAACCGTGAAGGACGGGTAACATTAAGTGCCATTAGCTATACTTACGTTGTTCTCTACGTGCACCTGCAGGTGACTGTGCAGTCATTGCTTGTACACTTTGTGGTCCACGTGAACGCCCACCCATGCGTGGCTTATCACGATTGGAATTTGCAGGGTGGCCTACCATTCCTCCCATTGCCATTTTTGGTGTGTTCTTTTGTTGTGGCTTCATTGAAGCACCGCAATTTGATTTCTTCATGTTACTTCTTCTTCTTCTTAGCCATACCACCATACGCCTTCTTAACAGGTGATGCTTTTAAGCACTTGCCAGCGGCAGTACACTTCGCTGGTGACGGGCATGATGCACAAGTTTTCATTGGAGACTCCATATGTAAAAAATAAAGGCGACGGTGGCTGGCATTGCACCAACTTGAAATAGAATCACAACCTCCTGTCGGAGGAACCACTCCCCATTTGCAGTATTACGCACCGTCTTTCAAAAGGGTGGGCTTACGCCCGGTGTACCCCCGAAGACCTGCTATCCAAAATTATTCTTGCTAGGTGTCGTCTTTTTGGGATACGTGTAAGTGTGTCTTATGCATTTTAAAAATAAAGTCAAGTATAAGAAACACCGTAGACTTCTTCGATCAAAGCACGTACTTCATCCATTGTGAACTTTTTATCTGGGAAACGGTCCTCTAAAGCCGCTCTACAGTAAAATAAGTCACTGTGTGGTAGTACCCTATTGGTAGATGGCTTATCGTCGCTTAGAGAGGCGTAGAATCGCTCTAAGAACCTATCTTCAGGTATCCTGTCGTAGTCAGGGAGAGAAGCAATGGTACGTAACTGTTGTTGGTACGTATCGTCTTTTGCAATTGTGAAGTCATTTTCAAGATCTAAATTCTTGTACATAGTGTCCTATTGATAGCTGGCCTCCCACAGCCCGTGTATACAGTACTTATAACACAAAGTTATATCAAGTACAAGTTTTTATGAAAAAAAATTATATACAAGATGCTTGACAGAACGATGTTTGTACATTATAACTAGCGTTGTCGCTTCTCGAAACTCTAATATTATATACTATAGTATATATTTATAGTTTTTTT